TAGTCAGCATAACCACCTTTTGATGTTTTAGTAACAGTAAAGTCTAAACCACCTTGGTAGTCTGTTGGTAAGTTTTCTAACTCTGGATCAAGTAATGCTGATTTGATCAAGTTAAAAATCTGTGGACTAATAATAAATCTACGAATTGGATTTTCTGGTGTCTTATCGTCTGTGATAGGATTCTCACGCACAAAACCTTGGAACAAGTATGATCTTTTCTTCCAATACTTACGGCCCATTTCTTCTAAACTTTGGTCCTTGAACCAAGTACGGACTTCTGCTAAGATTGGACATGCTTCGCCCCACATCTCAACGCATGGTACTTGTACAGTGACTGGTTTACTGTCTGCTTGGCCTTTAACGCCAGCAAATGGTAAATTGATCATTGCTCGTTCTGCCCAAAAGAATGTGTTTTTTGTGTCTGCGTCTGGAAGGAATCTAATGCGAGCGTTTGTGCCTTCTTGGATGTTCCAGTGTGCGTAGATAGCGTTGTCGCCGCCGCCTTGTGAATTACCGCCTGTGCCACGGTTTTCTGATGCTTGTAACTTTGCACGGATTTCTGCTAAACTTGTTGCCATGTTATTACTCCTTGTGTTTTAAGTTGGTCTTTAATATGCCTAAACGTACTATGCATTTATATATAATACGCTATTATTATTTATTCCGCAACGGTTATTTTCAAATATTTTTTAGCCAAAGAGTTTTTTACTATGTAATTTGCCCATAATTGATGTGCTTCCTTTGTTGGGTGCTTGGTTGCTTTTTTAGAATTATACGGACTAATTTCTAAAAAAGTCCATAATTTTTTAGCTTTTTCTATAGAATTAATCAAATACAATTTAAAATCTGCGTCATGGTCGTACTTTTTATTTAATGGCATAAACCCAACTCCGCTGGCTATCCCTGTCGTTTTAATCATACTATACTCCATTTTTGCCCATTTTGTATTTTCAATTTTTAATTGATCAAATATTACTTCAACCCAAGTTTTCTCAAGACACCAAGGATACAATTTTGTTTTTGGATAGTAGTCGGTGAAATTTCTTCCAACAATTAAATTAATAGTTTGATTTTTTAAAATTAATGCATTAATTTTGTCTAAATGATTTTGTTCTATTGTTTGTAATTCTTCATCAATTTCCTTAAGATTCGATATTTCCACATTGCGGCCCGTTTCGGTCAAAGTAATAATTATCCAGACTTTTTTATATTTTGAGTAATCAGTATTGAGATGTTTTTCAAATTTATTAATTATATGATCATTTGACCCTCCGGGCCTAGCATCATTGATCCAATCTGCATCAAGTTGATCTGATAGGTGACGACCATAACAGCCCGTTTGTCGTGCTAAAATATTATCTTCAACTCCTTGATCTACATTTATATTCCCTAAGCTATCACCCCAAGTCCAACTATCTCCAATGGTAATGACTAAATTTATTGAATTATTGATAATTTCAAATTTTTCTTCTCTCATATCCAGTTACTTATTTTTAAACTAAATAGGGTAAAAATTTATCAACTACCTGTCGATATCCTTCAATTTTAGGGTGACAATCGTTCCAATATCTCCAAATTATGTTAAGTTTGTTTGCATTATCGATGGCAAGTTTTTTAAATTCAACTGGAAATTTTTTCATAATTTTAGAATTATCAGATAATTGAGTAATCCATTCGGGGTCACTGATGTAACAATCTTCCAAAAGATTAGGTATTAATAATTTTGTTATACTGGGGATTACTGGAATAAGATTATTATATTGATTTATGTTTGGATGCAGTTGACCCCACCCACCGGCACACAATATTTTCTTATTATATGTTTGACCTATGCTATTTAATTTAGTATAAAAATCATTGAAATATTTGTTAATAAACTCATTTAATGTTCTATAGTCTAATAGTTCATCAACAAATTTTTTCTCAAGTAATTTCCTATATCCTTTAGGATCGCCTGGGTATTCTGTATCAAAATAATGCCGTTCACGAAAAATATCTGTTTGTAGGAATATAATATGATCTATGTTTTTTAAATTAAATTCTTTTTTATCAGCTGGATCTACTCCAAACAAGCATGTACCTGTATCGTCCCAACGATTTTCTAATCGATCAATTAACAGCCAATTTGCGCATCCAGGTTTACTTATATTAATCACAGAATGTCCAAGATCTGCTAATATAGTATGTATTCCTTGACCAATCGGTTTATACGTCTCACCTTTTCCAGAAAATACACCTATTCCCCAACTATCTCCCGCTAATAAAATTTTCATATTGTGATAAATGTCGTTGAATAAAAAAGGCAGAATAAATCTGCCTTTTTGTGATATTGTATCTTATTTTAAGCCTGCTAATTTCTTCATTTGTTCTCTTTCTTGATTGTAATCTGCTTGTCTTTGGTAAGCAGGTTTAGTAGTGTCTACACCTACCCAACCTGGTTTTTTCTTGTCGTCGATACCTGGTAATGTACCTGTAGGTTGACCTGGTGTTATGCCTTTACGCTGAAATGTTGGTTTATCATATGGTTTATAATCAGGATTATCAGGTAATTCTATTGCTTCTTTAGCTACTCTTTCTGCATTTAATTTTAGGATATGATAGTGATCATCATCGACTTTAATAATATAGTTTTCATCTTGGTCACCCACTACTTGACCTGAAATTTCTGGTTGAGTTTTATCTCTAATCGTGTCACCTACATTAATAGCGCCTTCATTTACTAATCTTTCAAATGCCTCTTCTAAGGTTTCATCTTTAGTCATCTTTTCTGTTCGTCTGCGGGCAACATCGCTCATGTGATGGATTTTACCTACAGGGTCTTTCTTCTTGCCTTTGATTTTTTCCCAGTCGCCTTCGTGGCTCCAACTTTTTACTTTGCCTGTTTCTGGATCTTTTTCTACTGTGTCTTTAGCTTCATTTGTTTCTGGATATTCTACGCCCACTTCGTTATATACTTCACGGACCATGATGCTGATATCACTTGAGCCTATTTCTTCCATTGGTGCATGGAATGATGCTACATCACTCGCAGCATTCATGATACCTTCTGGACCTGCTTTTTTAAGTAATTCGTTATGATCATTAATGCTGTTTAGGATTCTACGGATAATCGCTGATTGTATCGATTCAATGTTTGCTAATAGGTCGTCCTGATCTTCATCTTCGTTTACTTCATCTTTTTCAAATTCTTTCTTTGTAACCCAGTGGTTTTCATCACAGCAGCCCATTTTATCATCACGTGGGTCACCGCAATAAACACATACCTGTTCATTGTCATCTATATCTCTTTCTTCATATACTACGCCATCCATGCCGCCATCACCTGCGCCATAAGTATTACCTTCGTCTACTTCTGGTTGTTCTGCTGGTTCTGCGGGAACATCTGGATCACCAATTTCATTTTCAATTTGTTGATAAATGTGTGGTAAATTATCATATAGCCAATTTGAGATTGTGTCACGTGCATCAGCTTCTGGGTCGGCTTCTGCTAATGCTTCTAAACGATCAAATAATCTATCATCGCCTAATACATTATACAAAGCGTTAGTGGCATTCTGTGCATCAACACCCACCGGTAATGGATTACTTAAGATGTCAATTAATTTGCTGACATCGTCTTCACTGTCAGGAAGTGCCCATGCTCCTTCAGCGATTGCACTGGCCCAATTTTCAAATTGTTCTGTAAATTTATTATTCTTCTTCATATCATAAGCCTTGTAAACAAGAGGTAATGCTTCTTCCATTTTATCGTTATAAACACGTTTAACAAAACGTTCTTTAATTGCATCAACATCCATATCTTCTTCTGGAATATAGCTGGTTGATGTATGTTCAAATTGTTCTTTGCAAGTTGAGTAGCCTTTTTTACCACTCATACGTTGTAGAGTATTTTTTAATAATCCATGATATTCAAATGCTGCTTCTACCATAGTAGTTGTTTCTGCGTCTTCAAATGTTCTGTGTCTGACATTGTTTAAGAATGGTTTAAGTTTAATTGCTTCTTGTGCCATTTCACAGATATGTTGCCCCAATTCATCATGTGGGGTTCCGCCAGCACTAATGTGTCGTGCCATTGCACGTGACGCTGTTAGGCTTTTAAAGGGCATCTTAAAGCGTTCACCTTCAGAATTTTCAACATAGACTGCATTAATATTATGAGCTCGAGCACGACGATTATTATCATCTTGTATTGGTTTGCTATGGCGGACTATGATGCGGACGGGCCCAAACCGCTCGTAGCTGGATTTAGTAGTACCGTAAAGTTTACTTTCACTGACCACCTCATCTTTGTCAAAGGTATTGTCTGCTTTGCTTACTTGTTGTAAATCACGATGTTTAAGTGTTGAACGAGTAATATCACGTGGTTCAAAACTTAACAGATTACGTTTAGCAAATTCACGTAGTTCGCGTAGGAAACTATACCAAGTATCACGTTGTTCGTCGGATAAATCGTGACTAATATTTTTACTAAAGTAGATTTTTAAAGATGTTTCATCAATGATACTTAAAGTAACATTACCATAGTTATGATCGTCTACTACATAGTCAAAGTTGAAAAAACGTGCTTTTTCTGGATCTGTAGTGGCCTTTGCTTTTTCGTCACCTAAGCTGACATCTTCAAATCTATCACGGATTTTCTCAAATAGACCTTCTGCGATTTTGTTAATTTCTCTCATGTAAGTATTTATCTAACTGATGAAGAACGGCATGGGCTCAACTATATCTTCTAAACTGTCTTTCATTGAATAGTCAAGCTGGCTATCAAAGCTCTGTAGCATCTGCGCCATACGCACTATTAGTATTAGGCTCATTACTAAGTCATCTGTTTCACCGGGTTTAGCCGCATAACTGGTACCGTGTGCTACAAACGTTTTAAGTTCAGATATCAATGGACGACTTACGATCATCATACGTTTTGATTCTATTAGGTTTTTAAGTTTAGCACAGGCGGATATTTTAGATGAGTTTGTAGTATTAAATCCTTTGCGATATCGACGTCCTGATCCCATACGTTTAGGTTCGCTTAGGAATATACCTCTAATATTTTCTTCACCAATTTCACTAATGCAAATTAATGCTGCTTCACCTACAGTATTGTTTTCAACGCTATAATAAATATTGTTAGGATTTACTGTTTCAGCTAGATATTTGGTAATTTCTGTTAGGATACCTACTTGTTGTTGTATGGGTGTACGATTATGTTGCCACTCTGCTACTTGTTTAAACGTAGGTAATTCAAATACCTGTATACCAGCAGGGTCGCCCCCTGTACCAAGGCTTGGATCTAATGCTACTACATAGGTATATTGTGCTTCTGGTTTTTTATACCAACGTACTTGTCCTTGGCGTTCTATTGGATCTAAGCCGTCCATTTCAACTAAGAAACTTGGATTAATTAAGGTTTCATCCCAGATAATAAACTCACAGTCCATCTCACGGCGGAAACGCTCATCACCTAACTGTGCTCGCTGTTGTACTGCCCACGCTTCGTCGCGATCAGGATGTTCATTCCAATAGCTACGGAATGCTTTGAATCCGTTAATCCCTATTTCAGTTGGGTTGCCAAACTCATCAAACTGTTTGTTGGCGCCTTTCCATAGGGTAGCAAACTGATCTTCATCACTGTTAGGTGTTGATGTAATAATACATTTACCGCCAGTGGCTAAAGTAGGGCTAATAGAAGTCCAGAATTCTCGTCCTATAGTAGGACGGACAAATGCAAACTCATCAGCATACAATAGTGATATGGACATACCGCGACCAGTGTTTTCAGTAGTTGTAGCTGAAATAATACGACTACCGTTATCGAAGTCTATACTACCTTTGTTGTAACTCACAGCACCTGCACGTATAAAGTCCGGCACGCTTTCATAAGCGTAGCGTATACGTTGCATGATTTCTTGTGAGCCTGTGTATTTGTGTGCGGCAATTAGGATGGTGCTGTCAGGCACGAACATCGCGTACCAAAGCAAGTACCCTGCGGCACTTGTTGACTTACCTGTTTGCCGAGGCATTAGTGAGATGCTGAATCGGTAGTTATGGTATGAATGTATTAGGCGTTTTTGATACTCATATGGTTTATATAACATACGTCCTTGTGTAGGATGCTGTATGTAGAAATAATTACTCATGAAGTATTCAGGGCCCGTGACAGGATCTGCGCACTTTGCGAATTCTTTTAATTGTTCTTCTGTAAAAGTCTCACGAGTATGTGGCTTCTTTACGAGAACACTATCTGTTCCTCTTGCGTTTGCCATACTAATACTTATCTTGGATTTACGTGAGTGCTACAATTACCAGGGTTTTTCACCTGTCATGTATGGTAAACTAAACCATAGTTTAAACCATTCTGGCGTACCTGGTTGGATGTTATGTGTGTTTTGGTATTGTATTTTTTCGTTGGCAGTTACGCTCATATTACTGCCTTCTGTGCTGACTGTGCCTTCACCCTTATATTCCTGTAGGCGGCCAACGTTTTGAGTGATACCAGCTAACTGGCGTATTTGGTCTAAGTCGTCCATTATTTTGATTTGCGTTTGTTTTTAGGTTGTATGCGGCCACGATCTTTCATAGGGCTAACTTTGTTTGTGTCATCGGGCTCACGGCTCTTGTGATCTTTTTCAGTATGATATTTTTCGCTGCTTACTGTTTTAAATGCTGATCTCATCATTTTGTGTTCAGCTTCTGAATAAGGACGGGCAACATTGTATTTTTCAACCCATGAACTTTGTGGCATATCCACAGCATTTTCTGACACACCATCTGCCATGGCACTGGCCATCATGATACGATTAAAATTGTAACCACGATCTATACCGCCAGCATCACGAAACTGCCATTCACCTGTATCTGCACGTGTCTGCAGATCTGGCTTTTTGCCGTCGCGGCCTTCTGTGATGATTTCATTAATTTTCACTTACACACTCCAAAATTGTTTCAGATGTGCCAGTGTAGCATCTAGATCCGCTTCAGGATTAAACTCACCGTCTTCATCGTGAAACGCTGCTGACGCTTGATTAAAGGCATTATTCCTAGCATCAAAAGTTCTGCTATCAATCCCCTCATCATCATAGTCTGCTCTAAGAGCATCATCTGTGAAATCCATGGCCCAAGCTACGTCATCAAGATTTTTAGGTCCTGATACCAGTATGCGTCTTAGTTTTTTATTTGTTAGATGATCAAATGTCTGTGATTCGTTTATTTCGTCGTCTTCGTCTTCTTTACTGTTAATTAGCATACTGCGTAGACTAGGAATGCTACCTGGTTGGCGGCGATCATCTAAAAAACTTTCTAAGTGTGGTGCTAGATAACTACGAATTTGTCCTGCGAATGGACCTGGAACGTCACGACCAAAGCGTGCCAGATCGTTAGCAATACCAGCGGCTTGATTAAGATGTTCTTCAAGTTGATCTAACATGTCGCTAAGATGGGCGGTATCAACGTTTTCTTTGATAGGTTCACCTGCTGCGATAGCATCCATAATTTCAACAAATTCGCGTAGCTCTTTCATAATTATGCCTTTACGTCGTTAATCATTTCTTCGTAGGCTTTCCATAGGCTTTCTTCTTTAGCTTCTGCTACTGCCATTGGATTATCACCAGGATATTCTTTTTTATACTGGCGTTTAGCACGATTTAGATCAGCACCAGCTGGGATCGCAGCATCTGTTCCTGCTACTTCTTCACGTGGAGAATTTGTATATTCTACATCACGTTCTGTAGGGCCATCTTCTTCAAGTGATTCGCAACCACACGGTGAGCTACCGCATATGCCACATGATTGTTCTGCTGGTTGTGCTTGTATTGCAATCATTGGCATGCCACTTAGTTTACGGATTAGATTAACTACATCTTCTTCACCGTTGGCTGATACATTAACATTGATATCTTCTTTTACTGTATATTTTTTGCCGTCCACTTCAAACTCCTTTTCTCCGGATGCTTTGGCTTTGGCTAAAGCGCCTGAGAACTCGTTACCTTCTGTTGACATTTCTTCTTCAAGATCGCTGGTATCTTTGAATTTTTTACCGTCTAATTCAAATTCGCCACCTTTTTCTGTAGCGGCCAATTTACCAGTAAATGCGTTACCTTCTGTTTCAATTGATTCATCTTTGATAGGCGTAGTATCGATACCAGCGGCTGCTAAGAACATTTCTTTTTTAAATCTTGAATTTTGTTGCTTGAATATGTCTGCATGATACATGGCTAATTCTGTTCGTTTTGCCATATCTGGAATTGATTTTAGTAGATCAGCTACCATGCGGAAATCTTTGCGTGTCGCAGCTTCATTCAATTCATCTTCGCTACAGCCCATACCTTCGTCCATGGCGTTTTCATCTTCGCAACAGCAAGGATCAGCGTTACATTTTGGACATCCTGCATAGGTCAATGGACTTGCTGAATCACCTGGTACCATCGGATTATAGTTTTCTCGTGTTAGTCCAGCCAAGCGAGCGATTTCATCTAATTCTTGTTGGGCATCTAATAGTGGTTCTTCACTGACAAATGAGTTCATTGGTGAACCGCATTCTGCCATTTCTTTTTCTTTGCTAGCACAGAAATGTCCATATGATGTAGCACAGTCACTTAAGAAGTCTTCATCATAATGAACTAACCAACGAGCTGCTTTTGGTGTTAGTTTCATTTCAATCAGTTCGTCATATACTGCTTTGACAAACGCTTCTGAATTTGCATCTAATCCTGATTGTTCATCACAAAGGATACGACCAATTGTTTCGTAAGTATATTCACTGCTTTCTGCATTGCGGCTTTCTTCTAACTTACCAGCTTTCTTTGCTTTCCATGCTGTTGCATAAGCAATACCTTTTTCTTTAGGTGTTACTTTGCCGTCTTTAGCATAGCCTTTCTTAATATGTTTAACCATACGTTCTGCTTTAGCACCTGGGGGTGCTACTTCATCCATCTTGTCATGTTTTGCACGTAGCATAGCCATTTTTTCTTTGCTAGCACCGTCACGACCTGCTTGCTGTAGAGCTTTCATGCCTTCTTTGCCATATTTCTTTTTACCTAGATATGCTTGTAGACCGCTTTCATCTAAGTCATCATCTTCTTTATCATCTTTCTGAGCCGATCCACCGTAGGCACGACCTTTGACAACACGTGAGGATGATTTATCGTCATCACCGCGTTCAGCACGTTCATCTTCTTGTTTGTCTTTTAGTGCTTGTAGGCGTTTACGTTTAGCAACTGCGTCCTTGTCTACCTCAGCTGGTTCGTGTTTTTTAGCGTCCTTGGCGGCTTTTTTCATTGGTTCATCCGTGTCACCATCTTTGTCAAGATCTAAGAAGTCTGGTTTAGCAGCTTCACGTAGTTTTTTATCTTCCACAGATCTAACTGCTTCAATGATGCTGGTTGGTTTTGTCATGGTTTTATTTCCTAAAGATTCCTGTAATTGTGGTTCTTGTGAACCTTGTGGTAATTTCTTATTACCGCTAAATTTGTCTTGGTCCATATCAGGAATATCCTGACCTTTATTCACTGACATCACTTTGCGAACTGGACGAGGAGCATTTAAATTATTCATATAATCTCTTAATTTATCGGCATCAGCAAGAATAATATTGGTAAAATCTGAACGATCTTGGTTAGTCGTTCCTGGTCTTTTTAGTGAATTAATAAGTTTATCTACGGTAGATTTAGACAAGTTTACTACATTTTGACGTCCATCTGGACTGGTAAATTGTAACACAACAGATACTGGAGGTTGCTGAGGAGTGTATCCTGATTGTGGGTTTTCTAATGCCTCTCTATACTTTTGATGTGCTGATAAAAAGTTTGCAATTTTTTGTGCGTTTTGTATACCAGTATTACTACTAACACCCGTATCCATTTCTTCAAGTTGTGTTTCTTTCATATTTGCTACCTTTTTTGTGCGTCCAAGATATTGAGACAGAGGATCAGTGTTAGCCGCATCTGCGGTTGTATCTACAGGATAGTTTGGATTTAATCCAGGACTAGCAATTTTTAATCCCGCACCTACATTTGGGTCAGGTTGATTGGTTAGTTCTGCTGATTTTGCTTTAGATGTTACTTTCTGCGTTAATTTTGGTGCGGATGGGACTGCTGCTGGCGGTGCTACTGATTGTGCGGGAGCCGATTGACCTTGATCTATTGACGCAGTAGCCGCATCCTGATCTTTTTCAATTGACTGTGCTGCAATGGCCGCTTGTTGGTCTGCTGCTGTTATTTCACCTTTGGCCACTTTATCATTTAATGTACGGAATCTTTGATCTGATGTAGTAATAACTTGGCGAAGTGCATCTTGATTTTGCTGTGTTTTAGCTAACATTTGCTGAGCCGAATCTAAATTTTTCTGTGTTCTTGCAAGATCATTGCGTTGTTGAGATGATTGTGTTGATAATACAGCAATACTATGCATTGCTGCTTCTAAATCATTTTTGGAAGCTGGATCTTGTGATTTTGCGGTAGCAAGAAAATTTTTGACAACAGGATTGTCACCTTTGTAATTTAAAGCAGGCGATTGTAAACTATTTAATTCGTCGTTTTGTATTTTTTTACGTGTACTTTTTTCGCTTACAACTTTTTTATTAAAATTTGAATATTTTTCTTCTAAACTACTAACAGCTTCTATGATATCGCCGCGAGGATCTATGCTTTCGTAGACTGGCTCAGCGGTTGATACAGGATTCTCTTTAGGTGCGAGCCCATTAAGTTTTCCTAAGATATCATAGATGTTATCGCTCATTCTATAGACCTTTATTTTGCACTTGATATTTTATTTTTTGTGCTACCCACTGGACTTTTGTCACCGACGGGTACATCATTAGTAGTTTTAGCGTATGCAGGATCTTTTTCACCACCGATCGTTTTGTCGCTGCCCGCAATTTCAAACTTTGCCGGTTTGTTTAGTTCTTTAAGGATCGTGCCTGCTTCGCTGTAGGCTTTACCTGCAGCTTTTTGTTCTGCTGTGGCTTCCGGAAGTGGTTGTGTTAGTACATCTTCGCCTTGTTTGAATTCACGTAGTTCGTTGCCTTCTAAATCCCAACGCCAAATTTCTTCTGGATTGTTAGGTGATACTACCACAACTTGTGATAGGCTACAACCTAAACGTTCTGCCACGATAACACGTAGTTGTGCGTCATTTACTGGATATTTTAACACTGCATCCATTAAGAATACTTCAACATTTGGAATGTTTGGGAAATCGACATCATTGGCTTTGATTGGTAAGCGTTTTATCGCACCTACGCTTTCTACTGCGTATTTTGTAAGTCCAACTTTAAGTCCGTCTAATTTGTCTTTAGGGTCGCAGTTAGCGATCTTAATACGGAACTCGTAGGTTTTTTGAACTTCTGAAAGATATTGTAAAAAGTTTTTCATATAATTAGATCCTATTAGTGTTATTTATCAGTTTTACCTAAGATTTGCTTGAGTAGTTCGTTGCGATCTAATACCACTGCTTGACCGTCTTCTGCTTCGATGATCTTATCTCCATCAGTTTTATTGTTGTCTTTAGCTATTTGTGCATCTAAACGTGCCTTTTTCAGCTGTAAATCCACCATACGTAGCTTCTTATCCAGCTTGGCTTGCTTGGCTGTAATAGCGTGTCCTAATAAGGTGCCTGCTGTAGCCAGGATGTGTCCGCTGAAGCGTGCTTCAACGTTCATACCTAAATCTATTAGATCTTGAAATTTATCTTTAGCAAGATCACTGAGGTCATCTAATTCTTTGTCGCTAATATCTAAATCATTAACAAATGGCAACGCAGCATCAATTTTATCAATAGCGTTATCTACTTCCTGTATAATAGCTCGTTGCTTTTCTATAGAAGGATTGCTGCCCATAGTGCTGTCTGTTTCATCTGTTCCTGTAGTTTCCTCTGCAGGGGGCAAATTAAATAGTTCTTGTAGTTTTTGTGTCATGATAAAACATTCTCTTTAATATGAGGGATTTTATTTTTTGGATTATTACTGCACATGTCACATAAAGGAATAGAAGAATTTCTTGTTTTATAAAAATATTGTAATTCTTTTTCTGTAATGTTAGTAAAATCCAATGGTTTATAATTTAAATAAGGTTCCCAATCCTTGTCATTTTTCTGATTTTTTACTTTAAGTAACGCCGGTAATATCATAAACCAACTACATTTATATAGCTTAGAATCTTTTATAATGTGACAATTTGGCATCGAACACCCATTCTTATAAGACCCAACTGGATCTTTTGTGGCATAGGGTTTTATTTGTCCGTTAGTATTTGTGTAATATCCGGGGAAAAATTCTAAATGTTTTGTTATAGTAACAGGTGTAGTTTTATTTTTATTTTTATATTCAAATACTTCTTGTCTATTTAGTAAACTCAACAACTCTTTCAGATTGGTGTTTTTAATATTTTTGACAAGATTATTTATTTTAATTGTGTTTTCTTTTCTTAACTCCCAATTTATCTTTGTTACCTTTGTTACTTGATGTTGGTCAATAAAATCTTTTAATTTTGTATAAAATTTTTTTGAAGTTGTATCTTTAGAAAATAAAATGAAATGATCCGACACATCTATAGATACAGGATGGAATTTATCTAAAAATTGCAGTAATTTTTCCTGATATTTTTGCAATAATAATCCATTTGTTATTAAATGTATAGTTGCTTTAGGAAATTTTTGTCTAATTTTTTCAGTGATAATTTCTATAGTATCCCAATAAAGAAATATTTCACCGCCCATTAATTTGATATTTTTAGTACTAACATATTTTTCTAAATTATCAATGCTTTGAATAATTGAATCAATTGATGGATCAAAATTTTTAGTTTTAATTAAATCTGATGCACTGGTGCATCCTTTACAATTTAAATTGCACTGGTGACCATAAAAAATTTCAACAAATTCTAATTTGATTTTTCTCACACAGGTATTTACCGCTTGACGTTTTTGAATATATCGTATTCGGTAATAACTCTGAAGCGCATGTTGTTGGCACGTGCCCACGAATCTGCGGCGGCCCATTTGGCCATGTTGATTGCTACACTGAGTTTATCTCTGTAGCTACGAGCCGATTCCATGGTTGTTTCTGTTGAGGGTTTTACTTCTACTACTTCTGTGTGTTGCTTTTGATTAGCATCTACATAGACTATAAGAAAGTCTGGAACGTAGATAGTATTCTTACCGCTAACTGGATTATAATAAGGAATCTTAACGCTTTCACTGGTCCAATTTAGCACAGCGGGATTGTTGTCACAAAAGTTCATAAAGGCAAATTCCCAACTGCTGCGATATGTTGGTAATTTTTTACCCATGTATTTTTCTGGGTTCTTAACTGTAAATTTACCGTTAGCGTATTTGGCCATGACTAAGGTAAGATCGCTCTAGTAATATATTTGTTAGTTTGTGGACTATTGTTTAATCCAAGCAAACTTGTCCCTGATCGATTAATATTTAAAAACATAGTAAGATAGGCATTTAGCTCACCTGGACTTAATTTTTGAAATTCATCGATTAATTCCATTGGAGTAATATCCTGTGACTGTGCTGTGTACAATACCGCAGAGGCCAAAGTTATTCCACTTTCTTTATTTCCGGTCACTGTTTGGAAATATCCAATAACAGCATCGTTTATATTTTCACTGGTTGTAGTTGGTTGAGTAAAAAAATTATCAAAAAATTCTGTAGTATTATTTGTAGAATTAGGTGGTGGCAAATTTCCGTAAATCATTTATAATTCCTATAAGAAAATTGTTCCGGCGTTCAGTGGAGGAACTTGATTACTCTGAGTATTCATATTTTGCACACCTCCGGCGGGTTTACCGTATGGGGTATTTCCTGCTAATCCTGGTATACTTTGTACCGCTTTACTGATTCCGTCTTGAACACTACTTGCCGTAGGAACAAAAATAGTACTTTGTGTATTTTGGCCGCGAAGTATATTTGTAGCTGTTTGTGCAAGCTCTGCTCCTGCTACTGTTTTAAGATTAGTGTTTTTAAAATTATTAAATGTTCTTAAACTTCCTAATAGAGATGCACCATAGTTACCATTTTGTAAATTAGTAACAGAATCAGCAACTCCCTCAACTAATCCGCCCGGACCTAAGATGCTTGTTGTGCCGCCACCTAAACTTGATAATGGGCTCGGAGTGTTATCATAATGCATGATATTAAAGCCCATAACTGTGCCACGACTAACAGGTCCATATTCATATTGCACAGCTTCATACGCAACTGTCATCGAATGTTCCAATGGAGTGTATTCTCCTTGAGTATGGTCACCATGTTGGAATGCTTGTATAGTTGGTCGAAATAAGATATATGAGCTAAATGATTTTTGATGTAGGCTGTAGATCCTGATAGCATTTATATAATTTGGAGCTCCGGCGCCTGTGTTTTTTGGGCTAAATCCCCAATTTTGTTCTTGTCTGATATCATATTTGTATTCTTGATTATATAAAGATTGTGAATGGTCAGCATCTCTATAATAGTATGAGTAATAGCCATTCCAAAAATTACGCACCACGTTTGCACTATCGTCATGAAACGTAATACTAATAGGGTCGTAATTGATACGTTCTTGTACTATATTTTTTCTATTATAGGAATTTAATACTTTATTCTGTATAGTAAATTTGGGTAATTGTGCAGTTTTAGCCATCAATCCCAATTCGTAATTACTATTAGCGTTTTGTGGATCGCGTTTGGCCACAGCAGGATTAAGTTCGATAAACACATGAAATAGTGCACCACTCTTGGGGCTTAGTCTATATAAGCTATCAACAAAGGTTCGTGCAGCATGTTGATAATCTCTTATCTGATCACCTTCAGCTAATTGTCGTAAAAACTGATTAAAAAATCCTGACATATAAATCTTCCGCCTTTACATTATTTATCGTCAAAAAAAAGCCCGGATTTTACCCGGGCTTTGTGTTGAATTTTCGCCTGGATTAACCAGTAATTACTGTACCTAATGTTCTTGCTACTGAAGCACCAACCCCTGTACCAATTGGTGTTTGGATAGCATTATCATAACGGATCGTTAACGCAATAGTCATCGGATCATTTGAACCGTATTCAGCATTAGCATAGTCTGTGTTAGTTAAGAAGCAACCATACATTTCCCATGTTTCAAGAACTGTCACTTCATTGGCACCGTTGCCGCCGTCTAATACTTCAAAACGTGTTAAGAATTTATAATCAATACCAGAACTTGCAGAGCTTTGTTCCATAAAATCAAATTGTTTTTGTAATTGTTCACCGACACGTTTAGCAACTTCACCGCTGGCATCATCACGTAGTGTACAAGTAACTGGATCCCATGTAGGTTTACCGGCAAGATAAACTCGACTGTTATATACTGGAATTTCAATTGGATCAAATGTCAATGTTGGACGTTTAAAATCCATAACTTGTTTTGTCAACTCGGTTGTTGGTTGACTTACGCCAAAATTTTCAAATGTTACGCGGAAGCGGAACTTGAGTTTAGGCATTAGCAAGCCTTGACTTGTTGCACTCTGATTAGTACTTAGGGGTACCGTAAATTTACTTAATGACGATGTTGCCATTTTATTATTCCTTTTATATATTTACCTATTATTCGTTTACACCATGGGAGAGTCTCCTCTCCCATTATGTGCGTATATTAAACGATAGCTAACGGGTCTCCTGTATTAACTAAACGTACTGGGATATAGATAAACTCAATTGCTTTAACTGGTTTGAGAGCAATGTCCACATATAGTTCGTTGCGATCAATACGATCTGGTGTGTTGTTTGTTGTATCACAGACTACCAAGTAGTCATAGATACCACGTTTAGCAACTAGGTCGTTTAGAACTGCTTCAAACCCTGCTTTAACTTGATTACGTGTGATTGTATCATTTGGTTCAAAGATGAACGGACGAGCAACTTGATCTAATACTAAACGTAGATAACATACTAATCTTGCAACGTTAATTCTGTCCATAGATGTTGTTTGTGATGCACGAGTTTTTTGACCATAAGCTACTAACCCTACACCAGGAAGTACTGTTAACGGATTTACTCTTGCTGAATATAAAATATCACGTAAACCAACTGTTACTCCAATACTTCGGAATATATTATTGTCAGTAATATCAACATAACCAATTGAGCTAACATTATCAATTAAACCACGACGGACACCAGCCGGTGCGAACCATGGATAACTTAAATTGTCACTGCGGATAAATGTTCTTAGCATCATGTGGCTTGGAGGAGTAACAACACTGTTACCATCTAAATTAGTTGATAACCCGCTTGGATAGTAAACACCTAAGAATTCACTGTTACTTACTAAACCATCTTCGCCGTTTTCTGCAGCTAAACCACTGTTTGTAGCCCAGGCTTGAACTGAAGTAGCATCACTTGATAAAGTCAATGGACTGTCACCAATAATAAATGCAGTTTGTTTGCGATCATTATTTAATGTAATCATTTCACCAATTAGTTCTGGATAACCAGGAGCACAAATTAAATTAAATTGTGTTTGTTCTTCTCTTAATGCTGTGCTTGAACTAATTGCTGATTTTAATGCACGTACAATAACACTGCGTTGTGCTTTATGACCAAAATATGGTACACCTGTTGTTGGATCTTCGCCACTGTAGCTTACCCAAGCTGCAACTATTGTTGCTGGAGTTGGGTCATTCGCTAATGCTGTATTGTTATATTCTTTAACATTGTACCCGCTGCGTCGTGTATTAAACAATAGTGTGCCGCGTGGATATAATTGATAACTTGGAGCATCATAATCAAGATAATCACTTGTTAACAAGTCTTTAGTTGGCGGAATACTGTCTGTAATTGGATTTGTATTACCGTTAGCGGCCCATCTTGCATCAGCAAATAAAATACCGTCTGCTGTCACTTGGTCAGTTTTATCAATTAAACTCCAAACCTGTAAAGTTGCATCATAACGATATAAAACTGGATAGTTTTCAAGATCGCTAGTATCAATCCATAAATCGCCCGAAACCAATGATGTTGTACCATCACTTTGTGTTGTTGGTGTTGTAGCACTTAAAATAACACCGTTATCATCTGTATTAGACAAATTATAACCACGAGCGTCATTGGTTACCATTTGATAGCCCTTCCATCCTGTACCATCGCTGACCATGACATCAACTTCTAATGGATTATTATAATACCATAATACACCATCACTTGGATTACTATACGGTGCAGTTGTGCTTGGGGTATATGTTAATGCGGTAAATGGACTGGCCAAATACACACTGCCGGCTGTAATTGTTTGAACTTTGCTGTCAGCTAATAAACCTGCCATACTTAGAGGATTACCTACACCTAAAGTGATCTTTATAGTGCCGCCTGCAAGATGACTTATACTAATAGCGCCACTTGATTCGATTGCAGCATTTAGATTTGGTAAACCTACACTTAAAATATCACCCACTAAACTGTCAGCTGTTGTACCTGACAACGTGACTGTTGCTGAACTTGTAACTGTTGACGCTGGGATTGAAACTTCTAATGTAAATGAATTACCAATACTGTATGTTGCTGAACCACCTGCTACGTTACCAGTAATTTTTAATACGCCTGTTACGTTTTTAACATATGGTTTGAATGAACCCGTATTAGTGCCAAGAGTATCGTATTTAACATAGGTTGTACCAGCTGGTAAACCAGATCCACCACTTGTGAAGTCTAAACCTTGGATAGCTGTAGTATCGCTGGTATATAATGGTGCTGATAATGATTCCCAACTACTTAATGTGCTGCTGTATTCTTTAAGACCCCAGTTAGCACCATTACCTGTTGCTGAAGTTTTAAACCATACAGATCCATATGGACGCGGGAATGCATCACTTGTTCTCCATGCTGGTGGGCTTGTATAACTTGCATATGATACTGTTGGACCTAAAATTGTTTTGTTATTAGCTGCACCATCTAATGCTGTAAATAGACCAACTTTACCTGCTAAGTCGACATTACCAAAACCAAACGCTGTACCTTTGGCAATATACAATTTACCATCTGGCAATGCAACGTTGCCAGAGCTTGCGGAGGTTGCATCAGCAAATAATTCTAATGTACCTTCAGTGGTAATATGCGCTGTGACACCCTGCACACCTGCTGAATTAATTGCACTTGCTACGCCAGCCATAGTTATTGCGCCGGTTGTAATTGTTGTACCGTTTAGACGAATTTTGTCCCAAATTGATAAGTTACCTGGACTAGCAATTTCACCAGTAATAATAGGCACATTTGCAGCCCAGCTCGAGCTACCCACTAACGACCATTGGTTACTGTAACCTTTGAAGTAAACAGGATTACTTGTACTTGTAGCGACTACAGCATAATCACCAATGGCACCCACAGAACTTAGTGGTACTCCACTATTTAATTTTGTTGTGTCTGTGATTACTGTTGGGGTTTTTAATAAAAATGATGGGCCGTCAGCTTGCCATTCATATATACCCCAACTGGTATTATTTAGATCTAACCAGTATGTACCGTCAGATGGTTCACCTGTTGGTCGAATACTTGTGCCTTCAAGTCGAGCTAAGTCAACGTTGGCTCTTTGTACATATAATTGATTACTAACACCTAATGCGCTATATGCTGTTAATAAACCATATTCGTTGCGTTCATCAGCATTGATTGGATTACCTGCTGCGTCAGTTTGGAATGTCGGGGTTCCAAATAAATTAGTTAAATCTCTTTGACTTGTTACTGTTATTAGTTTTTCAGCATTAGCTTGTGATGTACCAGTAGCTATAGTGCCACTTGGATTTGTTTTATCTTGAGCAGTAGCAAGTAGGACATAAGCAATTGAACCTGCTGCGGTTGGTGTATATTGACTTTCATCAATTATCGTTACTTGTACTCCGGGTGAAATAAGTGCCATAGTATTTGTTCCTCTAAATAGGTTACTTTAAACTATTTATAATTATTTGGTTAAATTTGTGGTGTTAGGTGCCCTTTGAAAGGTTCGCTTGCTACAGTAAGATAAATAGGTATATGGAATACCGAAAAATATGCGAAATCTGTGGTAAAAAGCCGGTTGCTGTAAATTATAAAATGCATGGCAAAATTTACTATAGATCCAAGTGTGATAATTGTTGCAGGAAAAAGCGTAATAAACCTGCAGCTAAACCTCGTTGGCTTTTAGAAGGTTACAAAAAGAAACCGCATTGTGAGAAATGCGGCTTTAAAGCTAAGTTAAAAGAGCAATTATTTGTCTATTATGTTGATGGAAATTTAAACAACAACAATCAACTTAACTTAAAAACGGTCTGCGCTAATTGTCAATATGAAATTGCCCGAGAGGGTTTAGGATGGCGTCAAGGCGATCTTGTACCTGATTATTAATTATATTAGATTCAATCTGCTGATATAGTTCTTCAATAGTTCCGTCGTTGTTTAACACTACATCAAACTTCTGCCCCACCCAAGCTGTTTCACTGGCATGAATACCAAGTTTTTCTATTTTTTGCTTACTCAATGCCCAATTCATATTACGATTGGGTCCTTTGTTCATGCTCTTAGCTGCATCAAACCATCCAGGTTCAATCCCACGTTTAATTCGCACTACCTGGCCGCCTGCGGCGCGGATAGCTTTAATTTCATTAGGAAAGCGGCAGTCCGTGATAACGATATCATTTTTGGTATTAAGTAACCGGTATTCTAAACTTGCTACCCACATGTCATCATGGAATCCTTTACGGACTACTTCAGTGCCCCAGTATTGTAAAATATAACGTGGGGTAATATCTTTCTTTAGGCGTTTGCTCCACCATTCATCTCGAGTTTCACGCCAATTACGGCTTTCTTTGGTGCGCCCTTCAAGCAGTTCGCGATCCCAACCAAATACCTGGCTTACAGCATCCTTGAGACTGTTAGCAAAGCTCTCACGCTTAAATCTATGAAAATTGACCAGATAGTCTGCAACCGTGTCTTTACCAGATCCGATAAAGCCCACGATACCGATGATTTGACTCATTGAAATCCCCTTAGTTGATAATACTATTTTACGAGAGTTTTAGACAGTTGTCTATAGATTTTTAACCAGTTATCCATGTCATTGGTGCGCCACCATCGACATAATTCCTAATATCTTCGTCAAGTTTGACTAATAGCTCATTGCCTTCTTGTTTGAGCACGGCGCCATTTAAACTTGTGCCCCCTTGCGGGCCTGCAATCGTAGCAAATTTTTCACGTGCATTGCCGATACTGATTAACACCAGAGCATAGGCATAGTCTTGTATCCAAGGGAATACCTGCGGATCATTTAACAACATGATATCTGGTTTGTAGTTATACAAATGTAATAACACTGTTTCAGTTACTGCATTATCTGGGCTACTCGGTGAGCTTACATACGTCGATGCTAAAGACATGTCATTAACTACTGTAGACCCAAGTGCCGCAGTATTTAAGAATGTAAATATTTGTTGCGTTGGATCCACGCTGGTAATAATATAGCTACCATTATATCCAGCAACTGGACAGTTAGTAATAGCAATAGTGCTTCCTACGATAACACCATTCCAAGGACCTTGGTTTGAAATTTGGAATGTAACTGTGCTACCAACCGCTGTTCCACTTGCTGTTAAACTTCTTAATCTTAATGTAGCACCTGCTCCCTGGAATGGCATTTTACGAACTAAAGTCATTTTTTTAGTGACTTTATTCCAAGTAAAGTTCATAAAGCCGCCAAACATACGCATGGCTAATTTTTGATAGTCCACAAACAATTCATAGTTAGTCAACCCGCCAACTCGTCCAGCTACCAACATATAGGTATTCAAGTATCCTGAACTAAATGGTTCAAATTGGCTGGCAGTTGTACCAGTAACACTACCAATACCACGACGATAAATTGCTTTAACATCCATGACTGTGTTAGGTAAGATATATTCTTGCGTTTCTGGATACAGGTCTAAGAACGCATATGATTCTTCTACACTGTTAGAACTTTTTTGACGATAGCGAATAAGGGCTTGTTTAATTCCCATGTCAAAATGTTCTTTATCAGCTTCAACATCGATCATACCATAGCCTAAACGTAGGCGGATATAATCAATAATATCATTTTGTAGACTTGATACTTGTGTTAGTTGAGCAGCTAAATTAGCATCAAATGCTATATGTCCAGCACCTGTGCCTGTATAGGTATTATACAAGCTCTCAGTTTGCATACTAAGAGTTGCTGTTAGATTACCGGTTGATGTAACGTTTGCTGGAAGTAAAGACATTTAAATTATCCTGTTATAGTGTATTTATTATCTACAACAGGATAAGTTTGGCTTTACGCTACCTTGAGGGGGATTAGATCACTCTGAGTAGGATGGTATCAGCGTTGATACGTCCATTGAGTTTGATTTCAGTTGTTTTGATATTGTCTAAGAACTTGCGTAATTCTACTTTACTACTGGCCAAGAATGCTTTAATCTGTTCTTCAGGTTTACGCAGAGTTTTTTGCGTACTTTTACTTTCGTTGAAGCCTGTGATAGTTGTACCTTTAACTCCAAGTGCACCACCTTGATCTTCTGCTACATAACGACCTAGTTTACGATTTTTAACGTTGTAGACCCATAACACTTCTGCACCAACGATATCCACCGGATTAACTGACACAATCTTAAGAGCTGTATCTTGTTTGAGATATTTTAAGCTCTTGACCAGTTTTTCTTTTTGTGGTGGCTTACGCACCGCGGCTTTTTTAGTTGCTTTCTTAGTCTGATTATAAGCGGTTAGGTCTTGGAATAGCTTATCATAAAATGCTTCACAGCGTTTGAAGTCTGCAGCCTTGTAGTGGCTGTAACCCTCTTTTAATTGGTCATCTTCGCCCTTACGTGCTTCTTTAATTTCAGCGTATCGTGGCTCAAATACTGCGGAAATTTTGCTGATTAGTGCCTGTGGCACTGTGTTTTTAACCAGATACTCATAGGCTTTAGGATCTACAGTTTCCCCTGCGAATAGGGCATCTTCTAATATTTCAAAATAAAGGATATGTTTCTTGGCCACTTCATTCATACGATCCTGGATCGTTGGAATTTTAACTTCAGATTTAATTACCTTTTTTTCTACTTCTTCATCATCTGCACGCATATCCAACACACGTTTAACAGCATCAAGAATATATTCTACATGACGGTCACGTAACGGCATGCCGCGCTCATTGGCCTTGACTAAAGCACAAACAGTAAATGGTGTTAGGCTGTCTGATGAGCGAGCATAGCGGTCAATAGTAGCCCTATCTAATTTATGTAAACCTTCTGCACCTTCATGCTGGCGCAACCAAGCCACAACATATTTCTTTAGATCTTTAGGACCATAATAATAATTATAGTAGGCTAGACTTTTACGCAAGTGATGGTCAAATTCTTCGTTTGAAAAAGTTAAGGCACGATCATAATCCCAAATTGGTTCTTTACCTGTGTATTTTTCATCACTAAAATTAATATTGCTGACTTTAGCTTTCTTTTTCATTCCGTCAATCTTGATTGCCATACTGATTCCTTAATTAATCATTTAATTATACAGAGTTTAATTTATCTGTCAACTAATCTGGTTGTCCGTCGTCTTCTAAGACACGAACATCCTTGAGCTCTTTTTCTAATTCACGCTTGACCATTTTGTAAGCCGAGCGTTCCATATTATCCAAATCATCCCAATTCTCTTCCATGCTGTTTAGGGCACCCCAGAGATTGCTGTGTCCATATTCTTCACCGTGCCACTGCACGATACTATATGCTTCACCTATGTCCATATATACTGGTGTGCTCATTGTTTGTCCCCAAGTTGGAATTTTTTAAGGTAGGTAATTGCTTGGGTTAAATCTTCTACAGGCTCCACTGTGTCTAACAGCATGACATGTCGTGATAGTTGTAGGATTCTTTGAGCACGGAAAAGGCGTTCATATCGGCTTTCACCTGGATAAGGTTGGCTCCATTTGAAGTTCATTTGATCTCCTCTATACTGGATTTAAAATCATTGTCCCAATTTAGCTCTACTGTTTTATTCACGGGTGTGGCTATAATTTCTTCGATGGTCCTGCCAATGGGCTTATGCTGGACGATTGGTTTTTTAGCCCAATCTAAATTGTAGGCCCAGGTAAATATAGCTATCCATAATAGAGTAGCCAGAGTAGCTTTGCTGTCTAAAAGTTTTTTAATAAAATCATGCATTTAGTCACTCCTTTATTATGTGTATTATAGCATCTTTTGGTTAGTTTGTCAACCATTTAACAGCACACCAAAAGTCAAATATTGCTCATATTGTGCTATATCTTGGTTAATTTGCTCTAATAATTCCTTATGCTTTTGGGTCTGACGCCCTTGCCTACGGCAGTTGATTTCCTCTTCTGACAGTTTTTTAACCATACTACCTATGGCGTTGCTCATTTTGAGCATATCATGGGGGTAACGTTTCATTTTATGTGCTGGCGCTTCCAGTGCTGTCTGCACATGAGCCCAATCTAAACTTTGAGTAATTTCAGCCATAATACAGTATAACACATTTTGGTGTAGTTGTCAATGTCGATAAATACTAGATAATAGGATTCTGTAATGCCACGTTTAAGTTTATACAAGCCAACCAAAGGCAACGACGATAAATTCATCAACAAAACAATGAGTGAAATGTTCACTGTAGGTGGGGTTGATGTCTATGTCCACAAATATTTAGGTCCATTGGCACAGGCTAATACCAGTGCTACAGAAACGGGTTCTATAGGCATCACTGGCATCCAAGACTTACTATTCTTAGAAAATCGTGATCGCAAGTATGATACCAGTGTTTACACTATGCGCACTATCTATCGTGTAAATGACAATGACTTTGATCTACAACAGTTTGGCCTTTTCCTAACCGGTGACACCATGTTCGCTGTGTTCCATTATGATGACATGATTGACATCATTGGACGCAAGCTCATGGTAGGCGATGTGTTAGAAATGCCTAACCTAATAGACTACTATCCTATAGATGAAGGTGTCAGTGCCGCACTTAAACGTTTCTATGTCATACAAGATGCTACACGTGCCGCTGAAGGATTTGCAGCAACCTATTGGCCACACCTATGGCGTTGTAAATTACAACCATTGGTAGACAGCCAAGAATATAAAGACATTCTTAATAACTTACCAGCTACTGACAGTGGTGATAGCACCAATACTCTAGGTGAAGTTATCAGTACCTATAACAAGTATATTGAAATCAACGATGCTATCGTTAGCCGTGCAGAACAAGATGTACCGGCCAGTGGGTACGACACCAGCTCGATCTATACTGTACCTGTAGGTGCAGATGGGTTGCCTGCAGATCCCGGAGCATTAGACTCCAGCACCATTTCAGATGATGCTAGTGATGTGAATCATGACGCTAGTGCCCAAACACTAACTTCAGCAAGAAAAGTAGAAGGATACCTAACGGGAGATGCATTACCTCCGAATGGTCAAAAAGTTGCTGCCGGTATTAGTTTCCCAACATCACCAGGGTCAGGAGATTATTTTTTACGTTTAGATTATGTACCTAATAGGTTGTTCCGATACGACGGACGTCGTTGGGTTAAAGTAGAGGATGGAGTGAGAACTAATCTAACACCAGGATCAACAAATTATACTCAACGCAGTGGTTTTGTAAACGATACAAATAAATTTATGAGCAATGCAGTAGCCTGGGATGGTATACGCATATCAAGTTCGTATACACCAGCAGCCAATGCTAAAACTTTATCATTTACACTTTCTACTAAAACTGTTGTCGTTAAAGTTCCTTATATTAGTACATATGGAGTTAAGGCTTTTGTAGATGGTACCAAGGTAGATAACGTAATTAGTAACTCAAGCGGTAACATAGCCTTTACAGTCACAACAGCAGTTCGTCCAAGATCATTTAAACTTATATCAGCGAATGCTGTAAGTGGTACAGCAACATTGACCTTTGCGGATCAACCAACTACCCCTTTCATTGTTGGCCAAAGCATTTATGTTGTTGGAGTTACAGGACAAACTGCATTTAATGGTACCTGGACTGTTGCCAGTGCTAATACTTCTCAAGTACAATATACACTAGCAGGAAATATTTCAGGCACAGTATCCAGTGCTACAGTGTCTGATGCATCACCATTGCCAATTGGTAGTCTATTGGAATATACAGTTTATGAACATGTAATCAACGAACGTCAGAGCTTGAGTCAAGCCTTGCGTCCTTCAGCGGATAATATATAATGGCAGCTAATCAACAATTTTTTTATGATGCACAGATTGAACGCTTTTTAGCACAATTTATTCGCATGGTATCTGGATTCCAGGTCGAATTTGGTGCCAATCGAGATGGTAACAAAACTCTGCAACGTGTTCCTGTTTACTACGGTGACGGTAGTCGTCAGGTAGCACAGATACTCACAAATGTCAGTGAAAATGCTACACCAACTGTACCAGCTATGACTGTTTATATTAACGGCGTTACCTATGATAGAGACCGCATACAACAACCAGACTTTGTTGGCAAGATGAACATACGCCAACGTTATTATAACGAAGAAACTCAAGAATTTGAAAATCGTCAAGGCAATGCGGTCACAGTGGAACGATTGATGCCAGTTCCCTACACCATAGAATTAAAATTAGACATATGGACATCAAACACTAAACAAAAATTACAGTTACTAGAACAACTTATGGTACTGTTTAATCCTGCTTTAGAAATACAATCAACAGATAATTACATCGATTGGACAAGCCTAAGCGTGGTTTATTTAGATAGTCCTACGTGGACAAGTCGTAGTGTACCAATTGGTACCGAAAATCCAATTGACATAGCAACATTAACATTTAAATTGCCGGTGTGGATTAGTCCACCGGCCAAGGTTAAGAAATTAGGCGTCATACAGAAAATCATTGCCAGCATACACGACAGTGAAGGCAATCTCAGTGATGATGTACTTGATAACAGTAATTTAATGGGCACAAGACAATACTTTACTCCGTTGGATTATGGGGTGTTGTTAATTGGAAATCAATTGACATTGTTAAAAGTGCAAGATGTTGAAGATCCGCGTGAACCCACACTAAGTACCCCCACTAAAGTTGGAACAAGAGATATATGGCGCAGTTTGATTAATGTATACGGTGCTTTAAAAAATGGAGTAAGTCAGGTTAGATTATTACAGGAAGATGAAATTACAGAAGTAGTCGGCACTGTAAGTTATCATCCCACAGATGACAGCATACTAATTTTTAATGCTGATGTAGATACATACCCTACCAACACCCTCACTGCTATCAATGCTATTATCGACCCTCAACGTACTACTGTTAATTCAAGTATCACTAATCCTGCAACAAATACCAGATATTTACTATTAGATGATATTGGTAGCTTTGATAATACACCAGGCACCGGACCAAGTGCTTGGCGTGGTACAGATGGCCAAGATTTAGTAGCTCATGCCAACGATATTATACAATTCAATGGAGTGCATTGGTCAGTAGTATTTGACAGTCAACCCGCAACTAATATACAATATGTAAGTAATCTCAATACTGGAACTCAATACAAATGGAATCTCAATCAATGGGTAAAAAGCTGGGAAGGCGAGTACAAGGGCGGGCTGTGGACACTGGTCATATAGAAGGTGTAGGTACTTTTATCTATTGTACCGCTACTCAACGCTATCTTTTTTTACTGCGTAATACTACAAAATACTCTGGAACTTGGGGGCTTGCTGGTGGCAAGATTGATGCTGGCGAATATTTATTGTCATCATTGCACCGAGAGCTAAAAGAAGAATTAGGATATGATTTCATTGACGTTAAAGTTATTCCTATAGAAAAATTTACCAGCGACAATAATCATTTTAGTTATCATACTTTTTTAATACCCATAGATGAAGAATTTACTCCTGCATTAAATTACGAACATCGTGGATATTGTTGGGTTAGTTTAGAAGATCATCCTAAACCTTTACACCCAGGTGTGTGGCGAACGATCAATTTTAAATCTGTGGTTGAGAAGATTAAGACTTTAGAAGCAGTATTATAATCCTGCTTCAATAATAAAATCATTGCGAGACATAGTTCTAACATTAGTGCAATATCGCCAAGATTCAGGCAATCTTTCAGTGTTGTGTTCAGTTACTCGTATAAATTCAACATTTTTATAGATATCAAATATATTTTTTTTATCATTAATCCATTTGTCTTCCAACACTAAACTACGTTTACTATCGTATCCATTAGTATCAGAATAGATATTATAATTAAATCCTGGTGTGTCTTGACCATCAAAACCTAACATGAATATTTTTTTATGTCCATCAAAACAGGCAAGATAAAGTGCGACTGTACCAGCATCACTGTAAGGATCATGCGGTATTAGATAAAATTTATTTGGATATTCTAATAAATGTATAGAATTAGTATAAACTACATTATCTTTAACATATTGACTTTCTGCTACTTCTTTGATGATATCAGGATGACCAGACACAACTAAAAAGTCTGGGTGAAAATCTCTATACAGTGCATTACACCCATAGGTCTGCACTGTTTCGGCTCCTAATAGACCACTAAAATTTTTAAGGTGTTTAAGTTCAAAAGCCAATCTGCCAGGACCATTACCAAGTACAACCGCACGATTAGATATTTGATTGTTAGTTACAGCATTAGGCACATGCTCAACAATATCTTGCCAAATACCGTCGGCGTATTTGCGGTCAACAACAATCTTTTCACCTTGATAATATCTACGATACCGTTCTTGAGTTTTTAACATGTTGGCCCATTATTCAATATAAGTAGTGTAGACTCTAACATTAGCATTAGTCATACCAGTATTAGTGGTAAAGTATAATTGTACATTACCTGCAAGTACATTGGCACTTAGTACACCCATCGTTGTGCCATTATTAACAACACCATATGTAGTGATATAAGCATTACCGGCTTGGTCTGTTACTAATAATGCTTCATATGCTTCCATATTAGTTGCACCTTTTTTAGCACTAACAACATATTTGGCACTAGTGTATCGAGTTTGTGTAAATGTATCTAATACATACGGAGTTGCGTTAGCTACAATATTAACATTAGTTCCTCTGGCAGCAATCTTAGTATCATTGACCAAACTTAAGATACCTTCTGCGTTGATAGATTGTCTGACTGTTGCTGCTGCAAACCCGCCGGTGATATTAGCATACGTACCAGACCCTTCTGATACATCAAATACCATATATCCGTTAGCAGATGCTAAACTGTTAATACTTTGATTTGTAGTTAGTTTACGTACATTAATTGCATCATTTGCGTCTGGGGCTTCTGTAAACACCAATGTATTGCCTGTAATTGCGTATGATGTGACTGGAATTTGTAATACACCGTTGATACTAACAATACAACTATTGGTTGATGATGCATTACTCAATATAAAGGTGGTTTGTACACCATTACCAGTAAATGATTGATCAGTGATCACAGTGGTCTGCGCACTTCCTGGGACAGCCCATTGTCCGCCATCATACCATTCAAGATTGTTTATGCTGGTATTATAACGTAACATACCTTGTAGATCAATATTACCTGTATTGCTCGGACGTTGTGCTGTTGACCCTACTGGAATTAGCATTGAGTCTGTAGCACGAACAGCTAATGTAGCGCCGAGTACTGGGGTTGCATTATTTGCAAATGCACCGCTATTAACTGTTAGTGTTTGCTGTGCAGTATTATAGAGTAATCCAACTGTAGAGCTTGTAGTTCTAATAATAAAGTTATCTGATGTTTGTGCGCTGTTAATTACTGCGCCGTTGGCAACCCAAATATTACTACCAAATCCTGCACCACCTGTGACAACTAATGCACCAGTTGAAGAATTAGTTGAAGATGTATTTGATAAAATTTGGAAATTATATTCTATATCGCTGAATTTAGCTACTATTCTATCTGTGGTTGTTCCGCCAGTAAAGAACAATATGTCGTTACTTAATTGTGATGTACCAATTACTAAATTACCACCAGTGGTAGTAGCATTGCCCTGCACAAGTAAATAACCATCATTGGGTTTAAAAACACTAAATTGTGGCTGATTGTAATTTTGTCCGGTAATACCTAAATTAATAAATGCCTCACCACCGGTGCTATTATCAGCATAAGCTATGAAATCGGTAGATACGTAAGAATTAGAACTGATATTCTGAATAGAAAGTGAACTGTATCCTGCTACATTAGATGTCAACAAAGCTACCTGATTAGGATCTAATGATACTTTAGCAATATCAGCACCAACAGTTAGTTGTGATTGAGATTTAATACTAATGTTGCCTGCAGCGCCGATGCCACCTTGTGTGACTATAGCGCCATTATTAAACGCAGTGCTTGGCGTTGTAGCGTTGGCGTAGAAACTTGCACTTGCTGACAGTGTCGTAAATCTACCAGTTGAAGTTGATGCATTGCCAATCGGGGTTGAGTTAATAGCAGCAAATTGTGCAAGGCCACCAATTACATTACCAGTAATCGATGTAACACCGTTTACGGTTAAGCCACTTAGTGTTCCAACTGCACCTATGATGTTACCAGTCACATTTAAGTAACCAGTCACTGATTCGTTACCGTTTACGGTTAAGCCACTTAGTGTTCCAGCTGCACCTATGATGTTACCAGTCACATTCAAGTAACCAGTTATGCTTTCATTGCCGTTTACGGTTAATCCACTTAGTGTTCCAGCTGCACCTATGATGTTACCAGTCACATTCAAGTAACCAGTCACTGATTCGTTACCGTTTACTGTCAATGCATTAAATATACCACCTGTGGCTAAGACATTACCTGTTGAATTTAATGCTTGGGTAGTTGTTGTACCGTTTACAGTTAAGCCACTTAGTATTCCAGATGCACCTAAAATATTACCAGTTACATTCAAGTAACCAGTTACTGATTCATTACCATTTACTGTTAATGCATTAAATATACCAGTTGTAGCTAAGACGTTGCCTGTGGTATTAATTTGACCGGTGCTTAATGATGATGCTAATACGTTACCAGTTACATTCAAGTAACCAGTCACTGATTCGTTGCCGTTTACGGTTAATTCATTAAATGTACCAGCAGCACCTAAAATATTACCAGTTACATTCAAGTAACCAGTTATGCTTTCATTGCCGTTTACGGTTAAGTTACTTAGTGTTCCAGCTGCACCTATGATGTTACCAGTTACATTTAAGTAACCAGTTATGCTTTCATTGCCGTTTATAGTTAACGCATTAAATGTACCAACTTGACCTAATACATTGCCCGTGCTGTTGATTTGTCCAGCGACCAATGTGCCAGCAATACCAGCACCGCCAGCTACTATTAAAGCACCTGTACTTGTACTTGTTGATGCAATGTTAGTTGCTAATTCTAAGTTACCGGCTTTGATTGGATCGTAAACTGTATTGTTATCAAATACCACATGGCCAGCACCTGGTTCGGCAAGATTACTTGCGAAAGTCCAAGTGTTGGTTTCTTGATGACGGACTACCCCAGTGTGTTGTAGAACATTACCAGCAGTGGTTAATCCAGTACCAGTGAATGATGAGTAAATACCAATGTCATAGTTGTATGGGAATGTATAACTTGGTTTTAAGAATAGTAATGGATCTTCAACGGTAATAACATTAGCAGTAATACCAACAATGTTAGCCGCATATAAGTTACCACCAACATACAAGTCTTTAAGAACGCTGGCACCACCTTGGATGATCACTGCGCCATTGGTAATAGCTGTTGCATTGGTTGAGTTTGTGAATGTTGTGATACCACCAACACCTAATGTGCTGTTTAATTGTGTAGCACCGCCAATCGTTAATGCGCCAGCAACGTTAGCCGCACCAGCTACGCTGATACCGCCATTTGGAACTACGACTGCA